GTTGTGGGGCTCTTATCTAAGAAATAAGTTGACGTGGAGCCATTACCAAAGTCAATCCGAACATCAATTTGATAAGTTTTGTTTGTTAACTGCCAAATCACTCCCCAAATCGGCTGGGTCACCGCCACCGTGCCATTGGCCCAGACCGTGCCGCCGCCCGCCGCATTGTCGGAACAGTCGATGTTGGTGATGGTGCGAAACCGCTTGGTGGTGGGGTAGGTGCCGTCCCCGGCGCTCACGTTGATGGCTTCGGTCTGAGCCGCACCCCAGGCGTCCGTCCCGGTGATGAAGATATAGTCGGTTTCGGCGGTCTTGCCGGCCACGACAAACGAGATCAGCAGGGCCAGGAGTTCCACCGGGCGCACCTGATTGGTCAGGGCCTTGGTATTGGAGTTGGGGCTCCAGGCCGCCAGGAGGGAAGTCCCGGCCCCGGCCCGGTCCGCCGCCACGAATGAGGCGAAGTCCGCCGGGCTCCCCGAGGTGCCCCCGGTAATAATGACCCGGTTGTTGGGAAAATCTAAGATGAAAGTCCCTGGCATTATCTTTTCTCCAGCAGATCAAACATATTCACCGGTTGTTCCCCCAGCATATCTCCCTGGGAGTGCCGCCATTCATGCCAAAAAACCTTCTCGTCAGCACCAGGGGCCAGGTAGATAGTGTTGTCCCCACGCCAGTAAAGCCCGAGGTTGCCCCCTATCTGCGCCGCGTCTTTGACGATCCAGATATGGGGGTAATTCGTCTGGGCGCAGCCGGCGCCCAATATTAATAAAATCAGACTGACCCATAAGATTTGCATCCGGTTTCCTTGCCCATATCAATGCGCCCCCTCAATACCTCATAATCTCCAAAAACCCGTTAGCGCCATTGCCGGCCGCCGACAGGTAATCCGCCCCGGCCCCGCCGCCGCCATAATCCTGGCCGTCTTCGCCTTCGGACAGACCACCGCCGCCCCAGGGGGAGGAGCCGCCGACAAAGGCCGTGTCGGTATAAGGACCGCCGGCCCCGCCGGTAAGGGTCAATACCCCTTCGCTGATGGTGGTATTTGTGCCGGCAGTTCCCACGTTGTTGGTGCCGCCGGCCCCGCCGGCCCCGGGGGTGATCGAGTAATATGTCCCCGGCACAACCGTGACCGGCAACCCTATGGCCCCGGCCCCGCCTTTGCCGCCGGCGCCGTAGGTGCCGCAGCTGCCGCCCCCGCCCCCGCCGGCCACGCCGTTGACCCGAGCCCTTTTCCAGGTGAGAGGACAAAACCAGTGCTCATGAGCGGTGAACAGATAGGATGACTCGCCAAGGATCAAATCCCCGACGGCGGCGGTGTCGCTGCCTGAATCATTCCACAGATCCCCGAGCCACCGGAAATTATAGCCAGGCGGGAGGATAATGAACCAGTCGCCCTCGGCCACCGACAGGGTATCCCCGGTATAGGTGACCGTGCCCCCCGTGGCATCGTCGTTGTTGTTGGCGGTGATGGCCCGCATGAGGCCCTTGCTGGCCCCGGTGAGAAAATAGACCTTGCCCCCAACCATTTCGTCCGTGGTGAGGCCGTAGCCGATCCCGGTTGCCGGCGCCAAGAGATTTCCCAGGCTGAGGACATTTCCGGCCTGGCTTTTCACCCGCATGTACGGCATGGCCTTGAGAACAAAATCGGTATCCGCATCCTCGGCCAAGGCCAGGACCGCGTACCACTGAGACGCCTTCTCGGTGCCCCATATTCCCCCGGAACTTATGACCAGGGAAACGTTGGCGGTTATTGTCCTGCCGATATTGTCACTCAGGCCCCCGTGGACCTGCGAGGCGGGGTTAAAAATGTTGGGGAATCCGGTAAACAGGGCCGTAGTCGGGCAATCAACGGTGGCATCGACCCGCACCGTGTCGGCATCCTCCCAGACCAGAGGAGGGGCACCCTGCCCAGCCGCACCACTTCCTAAAATGGCGTCTTCAAGTTCGATGAAGTCCGCCTTGCAGATCACCTGTGGGCCGGACACCAGCCATTTAGGGTTCGGTATAGCCATTAGTTTTCTCCAAGAATACGCCTGAGTTGCAAGCTCGTTTCAAATGCCCCCGGGGTCAGGCTGACCTCTTTGCGAGTGATGGCATAATTCCCGGGAGTATCGTTCAGCAGCGGGTCGGACACGCTCACGGTATCCATGAGTTCCAGGCGGGCCCCGGCCAGGTTCATCCTGACTGGCTCAAGCATCTCCTGGGCCGACAAAAATTTCAGCAACAGGTTGACCTTGGCCTCCACCATGTCCCGGCGTTCGCAGGCCACCGGACTGTCCCAGGTGTAGTCCAGGCTGGTCCCCAGCCCCCCGGCCTCTTGAGTGCCCGCCAGGACAAACGAGGTCGGGTTACGGTCGTACCAGCCATAAACGGCGCTGACGAATTCGTTGATGTTCTCCAGGTCGATAGTCTGGGTCACTTCCCTCAGATTGCTGTTGTCCAGGGCCCTGACCGGGCTGGCCGGAGGTATGCCGGTGTAGGGGACAACCTTGATCACCCCGGCGTCAACGAATATCCAGTAGAGGCACCGGGAGGTGATCTCTCTGAGGGCATCGGCTATTGGCACCCCGGTTGAGGCGACGTCTTTCAGGCCAAACTTTGCCCGGTCACCGCCGCCCTCAAACCGGGCGTTGATGATGTCCAGAGGGACGGCAGCGTAGGCGGCGGCGTCGATGGAAGCGGGGTCAATGTATTCGGTCAGCCCGGCCGCGGCCAGAAGGCTTTGGATGATGTCCAGGGCGTGGCGGCCGCCGGCGTATTCCACCACCCGACACATGACCTCACCGGAAGGTTTGTATTTCCGCCAATCGGAAGTGAACTGCACCATGCCATATTGAGGATACCGGATCAAGGTCTGGTAATGGTCCTCCAGGGTCCCGGAGTCTATCAACTGGACATCGTTTTGGGCCGCCTTGTCGAGATAAACCGCCCCGATGCTTTCAAAGGGTCCGCCGGTCACCTGGTAGGCGTCGTAATAATAGAGGTTTTTGACTTCGATGTCGTCAAACTCTACGGTCCAGCTTTCGGCAACAGCCGCTATTTCGGCCCCAAACCTAAATTCCCTGGGCTTGTGGTCCGAGATGTCGCCGTCGTAGGACATGACCTCGTCGCCGTTGATCCAGAGCCGGGCCCGGCCGTGGACCAGCGGAGACAGCCACATGGCGAAGGACACCGGAACCCCCAGATAGGAGGCCACCATAAAGTTGGAGGTGGCATAGGAAGAATCCTTGATATGCCCCTCCATCATGCCGCTGTCCTGGACGCTGACAGAAAAGACCGAGTCGCCGGCCGAATCCATCAACCGGAGGAACTGGAAATTGCGCTTGACCACGTCCCCCGGCATGGCCGTGAACCGCATGGCGCCGGTGACAAACATCTCCCCGGAGTACGGCAGCTTGATGGAGCCATAGGCCTTTTGATTCGCCCCCGTGACTGCGGCCCGGAAGGCCCGATCGCCGGTCAAGCCAGGCGTGACCAGGGAAAAGGCCCCGCCTCCGGAGGCAAAAGTCAGATCAAGCTCCGAGTAATCGTTCTGCTCAAAAGCGGCGGACCTGAGCACCGGCGCCGGCGACCATCCGGAAATGGGGTCAGCCACGCAGAGAAATTCCCCGAAAGTCCGGGGGTTGGGCGTCCCGTCGGCGGCCGGCAAGGCGATCCGCTTTTGCAGACAGTCCATGATCCAGTCTTTGGCGTAAATTTCGCAGGTATTGGGTTGGGCAGCACCGTCGGCATCAACCGCCCGGCTGATCGGCCCCCATTTGGTGATCTTACCCAGGAACAGGGGGACAAATTCGGTGTAAGCCCCGCCGCCTTTGTTCCAGCCCAGTTCCACCTTCAGTTTCATCCCGTACCAATCGCGATTGGCCAGAAAAAAGTTGCTCTTGTTGGGGGAGTAAGCGGCTCTGGAGGAATGAACTAGTTTGGGGAGGTGAGTCAACACCGGAGTCCCAAAGGCTGCTTCAGAAGAGATGCCAGTAGGGAGAATGTCTATTGTAAGAGGGAAAATCCCTTGCCTGATCTGATCAAATTCATCCGCACTGAAAAGGTCATTAGCTACAACCAATTCGCCTTTGAGTCCATCGTAACAGCGGGTGGATTGTTCGGAAGGGCTGGTCCCGATGCGGAAGGCGCCGTCGCCGACATTCAGTTCGTTGGCGTAGTCATAAGTATAAGTAGCAGCTACCGCCCCATCCCACAATCTCACCAAACAGGTCTTTGCCGCCCCATCAAAGGCGATACCGCAATGATAATCAGTGCCGACTGTTACAGCAGCTACCGTCCATTCTTCTATAGATGTTCCTGCGCCATAACCCCATACTATTCTAAGAGTTATGTCTACACCACTATTCCACAATAAAACATATAGACTATACTTACCATTCTCATACGCACTTTTATGAATTAAATGGTGGCCATAGCCGAAAGTAACGCTCTCAGGCTTGAACCAAAAAGCAAAACTTCCCTTTTTAACCGTATCGCCATTCTTTAGGGGGAACCCGGCGCTTAAATCAGCATCAAGCCTTTTGGCAAACTGAGCACTGCTTCGTTCGAGATCCAAGCCGACTTCCCCCGCTCTGGGGAAATCAGCCAGATATCCCACCCCACCGGCAGAGGCAGTTAAATCATTCCCGTTTTTTCCGGCAATCAGATTATTTTCAAACCGCCAGAAGTCGATGATCCGGGAATCGTCTGCAAAATTATTGGCCATATCAATCTTGTTTAGAGCTTGAAGATCTTATTGGCTCCGCTGTCCCAGGTGATTTTAATGTCTCCGCCGATCGGAGTCGCCGGCAGTCCGGTTGCCGAGTCAATATAGGCGATCAAGGGGCTATCGGCAGCGTTTGTCACCCAATTGACAATGACGACGGCCTCGCATTCAGCCCCAGTGACGGACGTGAAAGTCACGTCCGGAGCATCGGCCACGCCTGCCGTCGGGTCGGCTGGTGCCAGGGCAATGAAAGACACCAGGGCCGCAGCAGGGATATCGTCCAGGAACTCATCGTCCACCAGGTCCACCGCGTACCCGGTCCCGCCCTGGATGTCCACTAGGTAGGCCCTGAAGGTATCGCCCCCGGATTTCCAAGAGATGTCGCCACGAAGAAAGCCGTTTCTAGCTTTGTCATAAAGGGAATTAGCCATTTAAGTTAATCCTTCCTGTCGGTTATTCAGGATCAGACCTGACAGGTCGCCGCCCACCAAGTCGGAAAAATCTGCGGGGGCCTCCAGGGTTATGGTCCCCATTTCCTCGATGTCGGGCATCACGATAAATTCTCCCGAAATCTCTAGGGCCTCGATATAGGTAAGCAGGTCACCGGGGACGTTTTGGGGCGCCGCATAGCCCCAACCCTCCACCAGAATGCCTGGCGCCCCGAATGCTTCAGCCGAGGGAATACCGACCAAAAGTATTTCTTGGGGGCCAAAAAGCCCCTGCCTGATAAGGTCTATATCGGCGTCGCTTAAAATGTCGTCCGCGACCACCACTTCATCAACAAGGCCGGTGAAATCTTCGGAAAGAGGCGGATCGCCTTGGGAGCCCACCCTGAAGGGAGCGGCGCCAATGTTTAATGCGTCTGTCCAGTCGGTTTTGTTATAAGTGACGGCGGACGAACCATCCCACACCCTCACTTTGGCCGTTTTGGTCACTCCGTCAAAGGCGATGCCCACATGATAAACGGGCGCAAATGAATAAAATGGGCAGATGACCCAAGTATTTATTTGCGAACCGGAGCCATAACCCCATGACAAACATAGATAACCGCCGTCAATATAAAGATTAAACCCCGCCAAAACCTGACCGTTCCCGTACCCTTTGCTTAATAGATATTGAATGCCGGTAAAGCTGGCCGGCTTAAATCGCAAAAGCCAGGTGCCTGTTTTTACCGTGTCGCCGTTCTTCAACGGGAATCCCGCGCTCAAGTCGGCATCGTTGCGCTGCGCCCATTGGTCGAGGGAACCCAAAAGTTTTAGAGAATAAGCCCCCTCCAGCGGCGACCCGGATTCATACCCCACTCCACCCGCCGAAGGGGTCAGGTCGTTACCGGCTTTCCCGGCAGCCAGGTTGTTTTCAAACCGCCAGAAGTCGATGATCCGGGAATCCTGGGTAAAATTGTTGGGCATAATTCCTCTGATTAAATGGCGTAGGCGGTCCAGTCGTCGGCGTCGCCAACCTCGTCCACCGCCCAGGCGCGGTAGCCTTCAATCGTCAATTTGAACTGGTAAAAAGCCGGGATGGTCAGGGTGTCCCCGGAATAGATTTGCTCCCAGGCCGCGGCCTCGCATTCGACGGCGCTGTTGCCGTACCGCCAAGAAACCACCAGGTCGAACCCTGGGGAGTTCCAATCCCAGGTGATGACCGCCGAAGACGCGAACTGGGCGTAAGACGTGATAACCTCGGAGATCCAGTAGCCCCCGTTGAACCCGTGATAATCGGCCTGAATCCGGTCCGGGGCAACGAAGGCGCATTCCACAGATGTCCCCAGGTCGTTCACCCCGTTGGGCCAGACATAAGGCGAAAAGCTGATCCGCACCGCGGGCGTGGCCCCCATTTGCATGGCTTCGTATTGCTGGTATTCGGCGCCGGCGGGGATCATTTACACTAGACCTCTTCAAAGCGAACATCGAAAGAGTAAGTATGTTCGCCACCAATGAACGCCGCTTCGGATCTGCCGTTGGGCGGCGCCATCATTTTTACGACGGCGTCCAGGTTGGTTCCATCCAGGTATAGGTCAATGGGCACCTGATAAGTCCAGAGCAGAAGAAAATAGTCGAATTGAGCCTTGGTGACCACAGAGAAGGTCAAATCGTAAACCTTTTTGCGGGGCCCGGCGTAGCTGTGCAGGGTTCCATCCAGGGACCGGACATTGTCATCGGCCTCAAGATAGCCGACCTCGTGGCCGTATTCCCAATTCTTGGGAAAATCATAAGTCACAGCCGCCGGGTCGCCGGAGGGGTAGATGATCTTACCGTTGGCCATTTAACCCCTCCCGTCGCCGAGCTTCTGGCCGCGGACGCCGATAGCCCGGTTGAGAGACTTAACGATCATCCGGGAATGCCGGTTATAGTCGGATTGAGTCATTTCCTGGCGGGGATTAATAGTGATGTTAATGGGTGCATGAACAACATTGCCACCGCCCCCGCCGGCTTCGCCGCGAACCGGAACCACAGGCAGGCCGCCCCCCTGGTTGATGAAATCGAACCCTCCCGGGGGTAGGGCCGCCATGCCCCGATTACTGATAATCCCCTCTCCCAACTGGGCTTTAATCAGGCGCTCATTTGCCAATAAATTAAGCCCGCCATGAGCCGTTATAATCCCGCCCTGGTGCAATATGGGGACGGCATCGACGGCGGCTGCTATCGTCAATGCAAGGGCAGCTTGCGACAACATAACTGCTGCTCCACCTAAGAGCGCAGCCGACCCATCCAGGAGTAAGGAAGTTCCGTCCAGGAGAAGAGAAGAACCGGCTAACAACATGGACGACAGGTCCAATAATAAAGATGAACCATCTAACAACAAAGAAGAACCAGTCAAAGCCAAGGCCGCCGCCATCAATTCAACTCCCGCCGCCGCTTCTGGGGCCTGCCCCACAACTCCTCCAACAATATCGCCGCCCGCTTTCCCCACAACCCGACCTATTGCTTTCCCAGCAGCCTCGCCCCCAAGGGACGTAACTGCTTTCTCTAACGTCCCGGTAAATAATTTAATCAATTCCCGGGAACCCATTTTAACCATGCCGTCGATAATGCTGTCACCGACGGAAAGGCCGAACTTCTTGATGTCGAGCTTCTCTCCCCGAAGCATCCCTTTCATCACCCCGGATAGCGAGTCTTCCAGAAAACTTCTTGCCGACTTGAACCCGCTCACAAAAGAATCAGCCACCCAAGTTTCCCCTTCTTTGCGGAGATCTTCGCCGAGGATCTTCATTCCCCCGCCGATACCTTGGGTCTTCCACCCCTCCCGTTCCAGAGAATACTTCTTGGCGGCATTGGTCAGGGCCAGCAGGCCCCGGTACTGATCCTTCTGCTCCTCGGAGATCTCCATCTCCAGGAACTTTTTTTCCAGGGTGTAGCGGTCGATTTCGATTTCCAGGGCCAGGGCCTTTTGTTTGTAACCCAACTGTTCAGACAGGAGGGGGGAGGATGAGGCCAGGGTGTCCAGGAAGCCCTTTTCCAGACCGGCCCGGGCCTCATACTGCTTCACGTCCTCCAGCCAGATCTTCTGGCTTTTGATGGCGGCGATCTGTGCTTCCGAATTCGCCAGGCCTTGATATTTCCCCAGCCAGCCTCTGGCCTGGGCCTCGATCTCCACGTAGGCGTTGCCGCTCTCTTTGGCGACAAACTGGTTGAAATCCTCTTCGATTTTCTCCCGCTTCCCGGCATAGGCGCCGGACAGGGCCGTCCGGGCCGCGGCGCTCTCGCCGGTTTTCTTGATAAGCTCTTCCAGGATCCGGGTTTCCTTGGCGTACCAGGCATCCAGGGCGGCGATGCCGTCCCCCGAGGCCTTGGCCGTCTCCGCCTGCATAGTCTGGATGAAGTTTTCCAACTGGCGCTGGGCCGACTCCAGTCCGGACCCGGACCCGCCCTTGCCGCCGGTCGTGGGGACTTTAGGAGTTGGCCGGGAAGGCTCTTTCCTCACATCTTCTCCCCAACCCCCGCCGCCCCCGCCGCCGCCAGGTTGCAATGTCGGCGTCCACCAATCACCCGCATGCAGAGGATTGGCCGCGGCTTTTGCTTCAAACTCCGCTCTGGCTTTGGAGGCGCTCCGGGCCGCCACGATCAAATCGGTTAATTTATTAATGGCATACCCTATGGATGGGGCTACCACATCGGTCAGCTCAACCGCAAACTGATGCCAGGCCACCGTGAGGTCGCCCGTGGCGGTCTTGAGTTCGGCCCCTTTCTTGGCCATTTCATCGGTAGTGATGCCCAATGCAATTTGACGGTCAATCCACTTTTGTATGGCCTCTGGCCCCGCTTTCAAAGCAATGACCAGGGCGCCGCCGGCTCTCCCAAAAAGTTCCAAGGCGACGCGGGATTGGTCGGCCGGTTGGATATTGTCCTTCATGGCTGAGGCAATGGTCTTGAGCTTTTCCGGCAGGGGCATTTTTTGCAGAACATCGGCCCGCAATCCCAATTCATCCATGAGGCGGGCGCCTTTCTCCAGAGGCTCGCCAAACTCATCTACGGCCTCGGGCATAGCTTCGGCTTTTAACACAGCATTGGATATATTCTTGTTCATCCGCTCCAGGGCTATGTTGAAGGCTTCCGAATCCATGCCGGTCTTCCGGGCCACCACCCCCAAAGAACTAAGTTCGGTGACGGTCGCATTGAGGCGGCTGGCCATTTTTTGCAAGGCTGCTTCCGAGGCCGACACCTCTTTAATGGTGCTCCAAAACTCCTTGACCCCTTTCATGCCAACATAGCTGGCGGCGATCCCGGCAATGGCGCCGGCATGGGCCGAGGCGAAGGAGGTGATGGAGGTTCCCATTTTGGCAAAAGAACTGGTGGCGCCGCTTTCCAAGCTCTGGGCGGATTGCTGCATATCCTTCATGGACTTGACAAAGGTCTGGGTGGCCTTGTCCTTTCCTATCAGTTCAATGACTACCTTGCCGTCTTCAGCCATGTTTTTGTCTCTGCACCAGGACGCCCCGGGCCAGGGTCATAAGTTTAGAAAACAATTCGGGCCTGACACTCCGGGGAATCTCCAACAGTCTCAAGCCCGCTTCAATGCCGCTGATATTGATGCCCCCCGTCCCGTCGAAGATCGCCGCCTCAAGTTTGGCCCAGGCCAGCCAGGCCAAGAGATTGCCGGGCAAGATACCCGGTTGCTGCTGTTCACACCCCCCGCAGGACCAGGCCGGGTCTTTCCGGTGGGCCTGGCGGCAGTGCCGGCAGGCTTCCCAGCCGGAGGCCGGCCGCCCTAACCAGCCTGCGAGGGCCCGGAGTTTTTTCCTTCCGTCTCCTGGGCCGCCTGGAGCTGCTCCTGGATCAGGTTGATCAGCGCCGGCTGCTGGCCGAAGACCAGGATCTTCATATCTTCGGTACAGGGAAGGGCGGCGCCCTGATCGTCAATCAATCCTTCCCAGGCCTTGATGCGGCGCAACAGTTCGATGCGCCGAAAAGCGATGCCGGAGATCAGATTGGCTTCCTTGCCGTCCCCGTCCGCCTCGATGCGCCATAAACCTTGCTGCCGGGCCCATTCCAGAGACTGCAACTGGTTGGTGAGGCTTTCCGGGGCCAGGGTCACGGCCACGATAGTCCCCTGGTATTCCACCTCAAGGCGTTTGTCGCCGGTGGTGATGGTCAGCATAGATAAAAACCCCTCCGTTCAGGCGTAAGAGGCCTGATTGTTCACCAGGACGGCCCGGATAATGGCATCCGCCGCCCCATTCTCAAAGTAGGCCTTGAAAGGCAGTTCCACGTAAGCGCCGCCCTTGACGATGGTGGGAGTGCTGGGGGTGAAGAGAAGCTCCTGGATCTCAAAGCTCAGGGAATAGAGGCCGGCGGTGAAGGTGATCTGCAGGCTCGTTTCGGTCCCGGCCACCGCCAGGGCATAGAGATCAGCAGATGCAAACAGGGCCTTGATGGAGCCGCTTACCAGACAATCACCCTCCGGCAAATCCCCCCGGACCGCATTGGCCAGGACAAAGCTGGCGGGGTCCAGGTTGTTGTCCACCTCAAACTTAAAGTCCTGGACAATGGCAATACTGGCGCCCCCGAGTTTTACCGCGGCCTGCATGGTGTGGAACCGGGCAAAGGTGATGGCCGTGGGGCCGGCGTCATAGGCCGCGCCCGCTACCGTTTCCTTCGCCCCGATGAGGTCCACTTTGGCCGTGAGTTCGCCGTCGCCGGTGATGTCCATGGCGAACTTGTTGACCTTGACGCCGTTGAACTTGTGATAGCGGGCGATGTCAGTAAACCCCGCCTCCACCACCAGGGACTCCAGGCTGGCGGCCGGTTTATAGACATGGGTGCTCAAACTGGAGACGACGGTTTCGGTCCCGGCGAAGGTTTCGGCCACGTACAGGGACGGGATGACAATCTCGTTGGTGGTCTTGGAATAGATGACGTGGGTGCCGTCATAATTATCGGTGCCGGTTATGACCACCGTCTCTCCGGCCACAAAGGCATGGCCGGTAATGGGAAGGCCCACAAAATCCCCGACCTTGTCCACCGCCGGGGCGGCGTCCAGGGTATCTGAGGAGGGGGGGGCCGTGGTGGGCGCCCCCAGCAAGGCCCGGAGCCAGTAGCCGATGGCGACCTGGTCCACGGGCACCACCACCCCGCCCTTGGCGTCGGAGTTGCCGTAAAAGGGCATGGCCCCATCCCGGCGGCCGCGGTGGGTATTGCCTTCTTTCAGGTCCCGGACCGCCTTCAGATCCCAGGGATAATTAAAGGGAATGGAAATCCCGGCAGCGGCAACGGGGTCCTCCCCGTAAGCCGTTTCGAAATCAATCACCACCTGGGCGGCGCTGCCTCTGGCTTGAGCCATGGTCTTGTCCTCCTAAAGTGACGGGGTGAACCCGCCAATCAGTTTCGGGTAAGAGATATTCATATTCAGGGCCCCGGCGAACAGGGGATAAAAAGTAACGGCATCGTAATCAAAGGACAGGTCCATAAAATCCAGATCCACCAGGGCCGCCCGGATGACCGTTTCGGCCAGGTCCATGAGGGCCTCCAGGGATTGCGCCCCCCGATTGACGATAGTCCGGACCCCGCTGGTGGTGGTGTCATATTCCCTGGTTTCATCCCGGATAAAAACATTGACGGAGAAGGCGAAGGGCCAGCTATCCGGAGCAATACCCCGCTCCTTATTCCAGACGATCACCTCAAAGACCGGACAAGCTTCCGGCCCAGGGGCGTCTTCCCCGGACAGGCCGAGGCAAACCAGGTGCGGGGTGCTGAACAGGCCCTCGCACATTGCCAGAATCGCATCGCTATCCCGGATGGCCTCAAAGATGGCAGTGGCGATGGCATCGTTGGTCAAAGACATGGCTCAGCTCAAAAGGGAACGGCGACGGATTTAGGGTCCCGGCCGGCAAAGGCGGCGTTGATCCGCTGCTGGCAAAACCCCTGAATCCTGGCCTGGTTTTTCCGGTACACCGGGGCCACATGGGGCCGGGCCGGGATATTGATGGTAGATTTGCTGATGCCCAAACCCACCGCGAAGATCAGCCGGCGCATCTTGGCGGTCACCGGTACGGTATGGGGCACGGCGTGGTAGGCCGCCAATTGCTGCAACCGCGGGTTCAGAAACCCGATCCGGACCCGGATATCGTTGTCGGCGCCGGTGGTTTCGTAACGGGCGCCGCCGGCCAGCTTGGATAATGGGGTGCGGCCCTTGCTGCCGGTAAGTCCGGGCGGTTTGGCCGGCTGGCGCTTGCGTTTGTCGGTGCGCCGTTGGATGGCCCGGGCCCGGGCCGCGAGGCTGGAGCCGAACTGCACCCAGGCGGAAGCCCGGGGCCAGGCCTCGCCGCCCGGGGCCTGCTCTTTCATGCCCTGCTTGATGAGTTGGCGCAGCCGGAACCCGGATGATTTCAGGGCGGAGGCGTGGGCCTGGCCCGCCGCCTTAGCCCGCTCTTCAACCATCTTGGTGGCTGAATCAATGACTTTGAAAATCAGTTCAGTCATTTATTGCCGCCCCTTCATCACCGCCTGCTCGCCGCTGGTGCATTCCAGTTCCCAGGAGATTTCCAAGCCGTCCCCGGCTTTGATCTTACGGACCCGCCAGATCATTCCGGCAATGGTGAGAAAATCGCCGTCTTTTCTGGGGAGGGCAATACTGGCCCGGGGGATGATCGCAGTGATGAAACCGGCGGCATAGCGCCGTTCTTCCCCGGGGTTTTCCCCATAGACCACCACGGCCTGAATCTCTGTCTCCACCGCCGCGGTGCCCAATTCCCGGGCAGGCTGAGTGTAAATCACCGTCTGCGCCAGGCCGTCAGTATCGAACCAGGCGGCCTGGGCATCGGTGGCAATGTCATCCCGCAGCGCCATGGGCTACGTGGTGACGTTAGAGATGAGATAGCCGGCCCCGGCATACACCAGGGCTTCCTGGACGTTATGGCGCACCCGGAAAACCCAGGAGCGGGTCTGCTCCTCCCGGTACTGTTCCACCACCAGGGCCTGGGGACTGTCGCCGGTCCACAGGAAGGTCCGGCCCAGGCACGGTTCCTTGAGGTCCCTGGCGTTGGTGCCGAGCCGGGCCAGCAGGACATAGTCGTTGTTCCAGATACTGGCCAGGGCGGCGGTCTGGTTCTTGTCCGCCGAGTCGTACATGGCCTTAGCCACCAGGACCTGTTCCACCCCGAAATACTTGGCCAGCATGTCCCGCTGCGCCTGCTCCGTTTCGATGAGATGCGGACTGGTGTACTGGAGATAGGTTTTAAGTTCGCTGGACCGCATGACGTCCTTGAACACCTTGAAGTCCATGATTACCGCGTTGGGCAGGATGCCCCGGCCTTCCCGCATGGCCTTGATGCCGGCGTCCACATCCACCTTGGGGGTGCAGTTGGCCGCCACATCCCAGCAGACCGCGGCAGCGGCGGTCAGGGTGATGTTGCCGGTGTTCATCAGCAGGGCATTAACCCGTACTTCCCGGGCCCGGCGGATCTTGTCCACCGCCCGTTCCACCGCCACCACCTCGGCGTCGAAGAAGCGGCGGTACATGCGGGCCTCTACATCGTCCACCGGCTCCTCATGGCCATGGTCCTGGCAGGCGAAATTGCCGGTGGTGAATTCCCAGTCGTCCCGGACGTAGCCGGAACGCGGCGCCCGCCGGGTATCATGGGTTTTCAGGAAGGCCTCCACCGGGATTTTCGGGTAGTCGCCGGACTGCTCCGGGGTGTCGAAAACCGGCAGGACCTGGTCAGCGATAAAATCGCTGGGATTGAGCAGCAGTTCATAAGCCAGGGCCCCCAGGTCGGGGCGCTGAATCGTGGTGCCGGAAGTGGGTCGGGGCATGGTTCATTCCTCCTTTGCCCTATTTCTGCCCCCGGTTAGGAGGTCAGGCATTGACGTTTGGCTTCAATCCAGACACCGGCCAGGACAAAATCATCGGTGCCCAACTGCCCGTCCGTGGGATTGAAGATGAGGGTCAGGACCGAGGGGACCGCAGGGATGTCCGCCGAAGCGATGGCCAGGGTTTTTTCCTGGTAGGTGTTGGCGGCGGCGGTCAGAAACTCGCCCGAAACGCCGCCGCAATTGGCGTCGGCCAGCATGGCCGCCCCGGAGGCTGCGAAGTACGCCTCACAGGTGATGGTCGGGGAATCGGCCTCAGCGCCCCCGGCCTTGACGATGGCCCCCAGAAAATGCACCACCAGATCGGCGGCGGGGTCCAGGTCCGGCGGGATGATGAACCGGGCCGCCATCTTGGTGGGATTGGCGCCGTTATTCCACCGCAGGCCCACTTCCTTGTTAGTCAACTGAGTGAACCCGTCGGCCGAGCCATCGGCGAAAACTACGGTGGGCGCGCCGGTTTCCAGGGTGATAGCGGCCGGCTGAATAAAATACTGGGCCGTCTTGATCCCGGTCATAATCTCGGCCAGGGCCGCTTCCACGGTGGTCCCGGTGATGAGATTGCCGGTATCGGCGATGGACACCGATCCGGCCGCGGTGGCCAGATACGGGTTGATGGTGCATTCGATGACCGACCCGGCGCCGCTGGCGGCCTGGAGGGCGACGAACTGGACGGTGCCGGTGCCGGAATCATCCACCCGGCCATTGGCGGTGCCGTACAGGTTGGCGGCCTCGGCGATGGCGCCGTTGGCCTCGATCTGAAAGGTGCCGCCGTCGTTCCATAGTTTGACGGTGACCATGGCCCCCAGGGCCGCCCGGGTCAGGGAGATGCCGATGCCATATTCCCCGGCAGCGGCGTATTCCACGCTGGGAGGACTGGTGACAGTACCGGAGGAAAGTTTCACCCGGCGGTTCGGTTCGATGGCCGCAGTGGCGATAAAGCTCCGATTCTCTTTGGTGAACATGCTTACCCCTCCTTGTTCTGCGCCGGATTGTGCCGGTCGATATAGGCCTGGTGCAATTCCGGGTACTTTTGCGCCGCCAGGCGGATCGCCTCGCCCCGGGTCTTGCCGGCCGTGATGAACTCCTGGATTTTAATTTCAAAATCCGGCTCGGGGGCAGGCACGCCCCCCTGGCCCAGGCTGCCCGGCGCCGCGGCCTTGAGCCTTTCCAGCTCCTGCGCCCGGCTGACCTTTTCGGCCTGGAGAAGCTGCTCCAGGGCCGCTTCCACGGTGAGGCCCTGCTCCACCGCGGCCAGGGTCAGGTCCCGGTCGCCGTCGGCCCGGAGAATTTTCAGAACCCGGTCCCGTTCCGTTTGGGCGCCGTCCGCCAGCCCGGCGGCAGCCCCGTCCGCCCGGGCCTGTTCCCGGATTTGGGTCAACAGCTCCGGGGCCTCCTGTTCCAGTTGCACCAAAGTGATAGGCATACTCGCTTCCTCCTGCGGTTTTATGGCCCGCTCGATTTCCACGAGGACCTCATGGTCCCGGGATAGAACAATGGCCGCGGTATTATCGTCGGCCCCGAGGCTGACGAAACTCACTTCCCGCACTGCCGATTCGGCCCAGATTTCCACCGGCCCGGAGATCTCCTGGCCGTTGACCTTGACCGTTTCCTTGTCGCTGTCCAGGACCCTGACCTTTAAGGGCCAGATCCCCACGGAGGCCTGCCAGGGGAAACCTTCCTCTCCCAGGTCCAGGACCTCTTGAGCATCCTTGGTTTTTTGGGAAAAAAGGCCGGAAATCAGAAAATTACCTTCCTGGAGCCAGGCCTTTTTGCTGTAACCCACCACCCGGTCCCGCTGATGTTCCCGGAGCACTGGTATCTTGGCCTCAGCCTTGATGCCTTTGAGGTCAATGATAAGTTTCCCGGCCCAGCCCAGGTCCAGGAGGGCCCCGGTGTAGGCAGTAATAAGGAAACTCTTGGGTTTGCCGTCCGGAAGCGCCTCCAAATTGAGTCCCGCACATAGGGACAGGGCCGACCGGGTATTTTTGGCAGCATCCCAGACCCCATTGCACACGGCGTAGGCCTGATCCGCAGACTTGCCTTCCCGGTCCACCAGGTCAGCGGTGCAGCGCTTCAAGAAATCCTGCTTGGCTTCGTTTTTATTGGGTTTGGGCATGGATATTCTTCCTTAATGTGCTGTTATTATTCCGGCTCGATAGGCTCCGGGGCGTTCTGGTAACCCACCGCCGGTTTGGGAGCGCCGCTGCTGGGGAAGAACAAATTCATCTCCGCGGCCCGGTCTTGCTCCCGCCGGAGTTGCTCAAAGACCTCTTCCCAGTCCCGCCCCTGACCGGCCACTTCCTCCGCCAGGGTGGAGAGGCCGTAATCGATGGCCAGCTTGGAGGCCTGGACCTCTTTCACCGGGTCCACCCAGCCCCAGCCGCCGCCGATCCAGACCGCCCGGGTGTATTCAGACCGCAATTCATAAAATCGGGGGGCCTTGAACAATCCCCGGAGATAGGCCTCCTCCAGCACCAATTCCCAGAACGGCTGACAGAACTGGGTGGAGAACCAGGACCGCCAGGCGGTAAAAATCCGCCGACCTTCCAACAGGGAAGCCCGGGCGCTGGAATAGTTGGTCTTGGAAAAATCCTTGGCCAGCAGTTCATAGGGCAGGCCCAGGGACATGCCGATCATCCGGAGTACGCCTTCGATGAAGCCATTGAAGGTCTCGCCGCCCCGCTTCGGGTCCACCACCTTGATGTCTTCCCCCAGATTGAGGTAGGACACCAGGCCGGGCTCAATGCCCTGGAGGCGTTTGCCGGAGGTTTCTGTGCCCGTGGCCGCACCCAGGGCCCCAAACTGCGGGTCGGCCTTGGTGACGAACACCGCCAGGCAGGCGGCCACTTTGGCGGCCACCAGTTCGGCATCCAGGTAGTCGGACAGGTCCTTGAAATAGGTAAGCACCGGGGCAAAATACGGCACCCCCCGGAGCTGGCCGGGACGGTTGACCCGGTAGATATGGAGCACCCGGGGGCGGCCGGCGGCGTCCCTGGCCTCCAGGCGCTGGGGGTCACCCAGATCATAGACCGATCCCAACTGATTGGCGTAATTTACCCGGGAGATCCAGTAAGCCACCGGCTGGCCCCGCTGGCCCACTTCTATGGCCGTGTCCAGGGCCGTGGGCGACTTCCCGGCCTGGGGACAGAGGCGGTCGCTTTCCAGCAGTTCCACTGCCCGGCTCAATGGCCGCCAGGGTTCGTCCGCCATCACTGGCAGGGCCAAAACCTCGCCGTCTTCCACAATCTTGCGCAGGGCCAGAAACTGTAAATCATCAAACGACAAGCGGTTGCCGGAATCGGCCAAGGGGGTCCAGGATTGCCAGATGGACTCCGCCTGGCGCTGCAAATCCCTGGCCTGAGTCTCGCTTACCCCCAGGACTTCGGCCCGGAGGCGGGACTGGGGCCGCAGCCCCCGGCCCACGATGTTCACCGCCATAGTTTCGGTGGCGCCGCTGGCCACTGCGTCGTTGCGGTTCAGTTCCCGGGAGCGGTTCCGGAGAGTTTCCAGGGTATAGGATGGCGGGGTGGCGTTGGTGCGCCCCAACAGCCAGTTGCTGCGCAGGCGGGAGGTGTCGGCCCCCCGGTAGTCGGCCATCAATTCCAGGTGGGTCCGGGCGGCCTGGCGGCGCAGCCCCAGGCAGGGGGAGAGATAACTGATGAGGCGGTCCAGGCGGGACAGTTCCGGGCGGCGGCTCATAAAGGCTCCGTAAATTCCACCCGGTTGATGGGATCGAAGCCGGAGCCCACCCCGCCAAACTTGGCGATCTCGCCCAACAGCCACTGTTCCCGCTTTTGGAGCTGATCCAGGGTGGCCCGCTTCAGGCCCACCCCGGCTCCGGCGGTATATTCCTGGGCGGAGAGACACTTGGAGATGGCGGTCTGCACTTCTGCCAGCATGGTTTCCAACTGCGCTTGGGTATAAGCCATGCCGCCAGTGTCCGACAAAAAAAGAGAGGATTCAAGGCCCTCTGGTTCGTTTGTTCCGCTCTGGTTCGCTAAAGTTGTTTCAATCGAAAAAAGATTCAGGATTGATTTGGTTTTTTTCCAGGAAGATCAGGACCGATTCCCGGCTGATCCGGCGACTGCGCTTGCCGATCTTCACCGCGATCAACTGCCCGCTCCGGATCAATTCCCGCACGTGCTTTTCAGTACAGGCCAGAATCTCCGCCACGTGGTGCGGGTACAGCAAGCCGCTGGGTTTTACGGCCATAGTCTCTCCCTTGCTTTAAATCAAACCGGACATCTTCCATTCCATCACCGCCACCCAAGAGAACGTACCGTCGGCCAATTGCGGCAGGCCCTGGGCGACCCACGCTTGCACCACCTGAACATCAACGTTGAAAGCCTGGGCTATTTTCCATGAGGGCAGATGGTCCGGGTCATACATCTCTGCCTCAATAAAGGCGGATACGGTCGCCTGGTTTTCCTCTAAAGATGTTACAACGGTCCCGTCGTTATCCAAAATTGCGGCAACACGCCTAATCTCATGGTTGCTCATCTCAGCGCCCCAAGAAATCGCCCCGGGGCCGGCCGGTCAAGGGATTAATCCCCCCCGGATCTTCTGCCGGCCCCACTTGCTCCGCCGACCCCACCCGGGGCAACACCAGCACCCCGCCCCAGCACTCCGGGTCGGCCATGGCCGCGGCGTAAACCTCGCAGTCCAGGAGATGGTTGTCGGCAAATCCCGCCCGCAACTTCCACACTTCCCGGCCCCGCTGGTCCCGTTCCTTGGCTTCCGACGCCAGTTGCGCCGCATAATCCATCCCGACCCCGGTATGCAGATGAAACCGCCCCGTTTCCACCCGACTCCAGATATCGTCTTTAAACTGACCGGTATCCAGGTGCCAAAGGCGGATGCCGCCGGGGATGGGCTTGCCGCTAGGAAACTTGTCGATGAGGGAAAAGCTCATTTTCTTGCCGCCCACCAGGGACCGGGCTGCCCCCTTGACCCCAAAGACGCGCCCCCGGGCCACCCGGCGCAACCAGTCATAAACCTGTTCAGTCATGGTGGCCTCGCCGGCCTCGCCCTGGCTGCCGCCGGTGTCGATGGCCGACCGCCAGACCGGATAGGTCAGGCCGCCGCCCTCCTCCCGGTAAACGTCCTCAAATAACCACGTCTCCAACTCCCCGAAGCTGCCGACGTAGCCGTAGCGCACCAGGTGGGAGTCGATGGACCCCCCGGGGGTGAATACCCAGGCCCGGATCACCACCCAAAAGCCGAATTTCTGATTGTCAATGCCGGCAGTGAGGGCCAAAGTCCCTTCCGGCACCACCAGGGCGGGCCGGTTGGTGCATAATTCCATGACCCGGGAGGCCGGGCGCTCCTTGATAATCTCCTTCCATGGCTCCGCCAGCCACAAATTGACGAAGGTTTTGAACTTTTCCCGGTCTTTCCGGGTGGCCCAGAACTGCGCCGCCACCTCGGAGAAGTTGCGGAAGGGGGAATAAAGGGCGTTCCAGTGGAATCCCACATGAGAGGTGGGCGGGATCGGCGGCATAGCGCCATCCAAAGCGATGGGGTGACCCGCCGGCACCCATTTCCCCAAGGCCAGCATCGCCGGCTTGTCCCGGTCATCTATTTCCGCCTGGCAATGGAGGCACTCATAACGGGCTACGCGCTCCCGCTTGATGTAGTCCGGGGCGCGACGGTCTGGCGGCCATTGCCCCCGCGGTTCGCCCAGATGTTTAACCTGTTTGAACACCAGGACCTGGTAGCCGCCGCAATAAGGACAGGGAACGTAAAATTGGCGCTTGTCGGAGCGCTCATACTCGATGTTGACGTAGGCTTCGGGGACCGTGGGCGTGCAGGGCTGAATAATCTTGCGGTTCCAGTAGGTGGTGGCCCGGGCCTCGGCCATTTCCATGGGGGAACCCTCGTCCCCGGTCTCGCTGGGGTAGCGGTCCGGCTCATCCAGGAGGATATAACGGGCCTCGACGTTGGCCAAATCCGACTTGCTGCCCGCCGTGGCGAAGTGAATCTCCATGCGCTGCAGCATAATCAGACGCTTTTGGAGATCGTCCGGGTCCCCGGTCAGGTACTGGGATAACTCCGGGCTTCCGATAATCATGTCCTGAAGGCGCTTATTGACCCGTTTCAGGGTCTTATCCGTGGGCATGACCACCAGGGCCGGGGCAGGGTCCTGGGAGATGGCGTAACCCAGCATATTGTAAGCTGACTCGGTCTTGGCGCTCTGGACGCTGGCCATGATGGTGATCCGCTCCACCGCCGGATCAATGAAGGCATCCATCACCCCCACCGCATAGGGCACCAGGCGGTTGCTCCAGGGCCCCGGGATGGCCGACTGCTTCGGCAGCACCCGGTGGCGCTCGGCCCACTCCGAGACGGTGATATCCTCCGGCGGCCGCCAGGCGGCGCGCTCAGTGGGGAACCAAATTGATTGAAAATTAACCAATTCCACAGCCGGATGCCTTTTTAAAACACCAAAGTTAACGGTTATCTGCCACTTCCGCCGCTATCAGGCCCTCAGATTTAGCCCCCAGCGTGTCGGGCAGCGGCCTGGCGAAGGCCTCCAGGAGGTCCCGGACCGCCTTGTCGATGAGGGGGGCCATCTCGCGCTCGTGAGAGCACGTGACCAATTGCGGCGGCAAGGCCCTAGAGAGGCTTAATAGCCCCTGTTTCACCGCCATGATCCGGGCCACGAAGAGCTGTTCCACCTCCTTGCGCTCCACCAACTCACCTTTCCGCTGGCGCAATTGCAGCTCCCGGAGCTGGGCCTGGTACTTCTTTGACTGGCCATCCCAGAAATCCTTGCCGCTCTCTACCGTAAGCTCAGGTTGCCGGGGATCTCCAGCGCACGGCATCCTGGTGGTTACCTGGCCATCCCGCCGATCTAGCCATGCCTGGATCTGGAGCAGATCAAACCGCCGGCCGGATAACCTGGGAAAATCGGGCTCCTTAGACCACCGCTGCACCTGGCGCACCGAACGGTCAAAGTGAATCGCCACGGCTTGCAGCCCCTTAACTATCGAATCACCCGGCGTCATGTCCTAAATGTCCTAAATCACCCCTAAACTGCCAATTGACGACACCCGAAAAAAACTTAATACGTAAAGCAAAATCGAACTCCGACCCTCGACCTTTTTGAGGAAGCAGGAAGGACCCACTCACTCCTGCTCCCCCTCCACCAGGTCGGCCGCCAGGGCCTGCTGCTCGATCTGGTGCCAGACATAGGCATTATGTGCTTCTGCTCCCAAGAAGAACGCCAGCAATAGCAACCAAATAACTATCACGGTCTTCATTGATAACATCTCGCCTCAGGTTTAGGTGGCGCATGGTGGCGCAACATTACCAAACCTTTTTTGAATTACTAATATACAAACAGTTTAAGTAAATATCCGCCGATACGCCACCTTGCGCCACTTGCGCCACTATATGCGCCACCTGTTAACTTCTTATTATTACTTATTAATTTATCCTTGGTGGCGGATGTGGCGTATATAAACATAAAGTAACCTTAAAATTATCTTACGTAAGGAAGTTCCTGACATATTGCGCCACCTTGCGCCACCGATCTATTATTATAGTAGAATCAAACGGTTATCAGGTGGCGCAATGCCTGGCGGAAGGTGGCGCAAGTGGCGCAATCAATCGATGCTACGCAAACCAACCCCATGCCAGTACCGCTTGCCACCTGTACCCTTGTCCTTCCTAAACCCACGCTCTGCCAAGCATATCCCAAACGTCCTCTGCTTCATCTGCTCCTTCTCCTTGAGCCCTGCCTCCCCTGCCCAGGTGGTATAGGCAGAGTAGATGTCACCGGCAGTAACCGACAACCCCGGGGCCACCAGGCAGCAATCCTCAACGAACTCGGCCAGCACGTCCATCTCGGCCCGGTAGGCAGCGATGGCATCGGTCACTTCCTCAGGCGGCGCCAGGCCCTCCTGCTGCCAGTAGAGGCAGCCGCGCACCAGCCAGGCCAGAATCCCCGGCGCTTCCAGGCGCAGCTTGTCGGGCAGGTCCTCATCCTTCGGCAGGTCCAGCCCCTCGCCGAACTGCACGTTGAACGGGATCATCTTGATGCGCCGCCAGATGGCGTTGTCCGCCCCCCGGATCACCGGCTTGTTGTTGGTGGACAGGAACAACTTGAACTGCGGCTTGAAATCGAAATACTCCCCATAGAGAAACCTGGCGCTCACCGTGTCCTGCCCGGTCAACTCCTTCACCAGCGACTCGGCCAGGCGCCGGCCCCGGTCCACCTCCGAGGCCGTCACCAGGCGCGGTCCGTCCAGTCGGGCCACGTCCGTGGGTATGTCCCCCCCCCGATTCTTGGCCAGCAGTGTCTCCGTGGGCGTGTGCATGGCGTAGGTCCCCAGCACTTCCTTCACCAGGTTGAGCAGGGTGGACTTGCCGTTGGCGCCGCCGCCCCATAGCACAAACAGGCACTGCTCCCGCGTGGACCCCGTCAGGGCATAACCCAGGGACCGTTGGAGAAACAGCACCATCCGGTCAGCCGCCGCCGGCAGCCGGTCCACATCCTGGATCTGGTAGAGAAACTTCTCCCACAGGTCGCAGGGCGCATCGGGCGCATAATCCACCGGGGCCATGCAAGTAAGCAGGTCCTCCCGGGCGTGGGGCCGCAGCTCCCCGGTGGTCAAATCAACCGTGCCGTTGGCGCAATTTAGCAGCCAAGGCTGGGCGTCGAACGCCGCCGGCAGGATGGGCACCCCGGGTTCGCTCTGGGCCAGGCGCACCATGGCCAGGATGCGCCGGCTATCCTCGCATTGGAGAGCGAATTTTGCCCGGGCCTCCCGCTCCTTGAAATCACGGCAATCCGCCGCCTCCTGGTACAGATCGGCGGGGACATCCTTGGCCCAACGTTCCACCTGGGCGGTGCTGTCCACCTGCCAAACCTGGCCCCCCCAGCAGTACCACTTCTTGTTGAGATGGCAGTAGCGCATGTCCTGGCCGTGCAGGCCCACCAGGCGCCGGGCGTTGCCCAGATCCGACAGCGAAAACCCCGTCGCCGCCGGCATGAAGGACGGCGGCTCCGGCGGCTTCGCCTTGGCCTTGAACTCCTCCACCAGGACCTTGACATCCTTTCCCTGGCAGTAGGCCTCGGACAGGTCCTTAAATTCCTTGGGGGCCTGTATCACCTTCAAGGCGGGCAGGTCCATGGCCACCTCGGCGGGCAGATCCACCGCATCCGGTTCCTGCCAGAGAAAAACTTCCAGGTCCTGTAAATCCTGCAAGTAACCCCCCAGGGCCGTGCGGCAGCGCTTCCAGGTCTTCTTGCCGGGCATCCCCAGGGCCGGGATGCCGTGCCGCCAGCAGGTCAGGGAATCAGTCTCGCCCTCCACCAGCAGGCACCAGCCCGCCGCCCGGATCTTCTCCAGCTTCCAGAGGCCGTAAAGCTGCACCTTATCGCCCTTGCGCCAGCGAAACTTCTTGTCGCCGGCGTTGGCGAACCGATGCCGGACCGCGGTAACTTTGCCCTGCTCATCCCGGTACTGGAAATCCGTGGCGAACACCCCGTCCGGGAACTTGAATTCCTGGACCCCGTTGGCCGCCAGATAATCCTCCGGCAGCCGCTTGGCCAGGGCAAATTCCTTGAGCCTCAGACTCAAATATCCCGTAGGGCGGGCGTCCCCGCCCGCCTCCATATCCACCCCTGCCTGCCGCCCCAACGCCGCCAGGGCCTCCTTGAAATCGCAGCCGTGCCGGTCCTGGTAAAACTTAAACACGTCCCCCTGGGCGTCACAGCCGAAACACTTAAACAGGCCCGTCTTGAAATTCACCGACAGGCTCGGGCTGTTATCAGCATGGAACGGGCACAGAGTCGTGTAATTGTCGTCAGCCGTGGGCTTTAAATTCTCCAACTCGCCCCGGTAAAAATTCTCGAAACTGAGGCGGTCCAGGACCTGCTCTTTGTGGCTCTGAAAGCTCGACAAGGCGTTCCCCATGGTGCAGATTAACCAGCTGCCTTCGCCAACTCCGCCTTGTCCGCTTCCATCGCTAAAACTGCATCCAGGCAACAATAAAGATTATCCATGGTGCCGTTGTTGTCGATAACATGGTTTCCCCGGCCTGCCTCCCAACCCTCCCAACCGTCCAGATCCGTCTCCGACACATGACCTGGCACCCCAGTGGCACAGGCTTCCAGCCTGTGGCCCTTATCGCGCCCCAAACGCACCAGCACCGCACCCATGCGCTTCAACGCCTCCGCCTCATCCTGGAACCGCACGTCGGTCACCACGATAGGGCGCTGCCCGTTGATGGCGAGAAAATCCAGGATCTCACGCCGCAAATTACTGATCCAGACCGGCGGCCAAACCTCCCGGAAGGCGGAGCCGAAGTGCTGGAGGCACCAGCGCGGCGATTTGCCCACCCGGGGGTCCTTGACCTCCTTGCCGACGGTCATCTGTGCGTCGGTAAAACGGAAGGCGGTCTGCACCACCTCTTTCAGTGCCCCGGCAAAAGCGAACTGGACGTAGCCGTAAAACTCCGTGAGATAATCCGCCGCAGTGCTCTTGCCGCTTCCGGCCTTGCCGGACAAACCGATCAACAAGGGTGTTGGCATGGCTATTTCCTTGGCCCCAGGTATTCCCGCTTCTTATCCACGGGGTCAGCCTGGGCTTTCTTAGGTAGATTCGCCTGCTCAATCGTGTTGGAGACTATAGCCAGGGCCGCGCTCAACAGCCGCAGGGCCCCTATCAGGTCCACCGTGCATTCCACCGTCGGGGGCCTATCGGTAAAGGCCGTAATGGTCAGCCTGGCGGCCACGGTTGGTTGAACCGGAGCCACCTGCAATTTGCCCTTGGAGTTATTACTCATGGTTTACCCTTAACCTGCGATCTCTCCACCCTTCGCTCCTTCTTTTGCCGCTTGCGCGCCGCCTTGCCCGCCTTGCCGCCATCCTCCCGCCGGTGGGACCCGTCGGGCATCACCCGGTAAATCACCCCGTCGCGGTACTGCACCCGCGTGCCGGGCCGGAACCGCATCATTCCAACCCCGTCACCATGGCCCGCTTCAGCAGATACAAGACCTGCGCCGCCGGGGTGCGTTCGTAATACTCCGCCTGGGCCGCCACCCAGTCCCGGAGCCGGAGGTGCTTGTCAGGGAAGACCAGAATAATATTGCCCGGCCGGTTGCCCGGCTGCGAACTTTGAAGTTGCGGGCTCTTGTCTTTATTCAAATCCCTGGCCACCGCCGGCGTCATCGTCTTATCGGCGGCTTTCCCGCCCCGTTTCCGCCTGTTCCGGGCCATCGCCGCCGCCAAGCACGCCCGGCAGCGCCCCATGTAAACGCCATGCTTATCCTTGCGTGCCTCAACTTCTGGGTGGTTTTTGCAGAATTGTCCTTTGATCAGCCCTTTCACCGCTGCGGGCATTTCCCGTGGCGCTTGAACCTGCACTTGTGGCATACTTTCCCCTTTTGTCCCAAGTGGGGCGGCATCTTTAAAATCATTCAAATTATCACTCAAAAGTGGGACGGCGGCTTCAAAACCGAGCTCCGGTCCTGGGGCTGTTTTCCTCTCCAAGTGGGGAGCGAGCGTTTCTGATCTGTTTTGTGTGGCCAAATCCAAGACATCCCCCCCCAACTTTTCATAACCCTTGTCATAATTTCCCGCCATATCCGGCAAAGGAGGGCCTTGTCCAGTCAATGGCGGAATTATTCCGTTTTGTTCTATTACTTGACGATTTTCCGGTGAAACTGCGCTTGGCTTTACAACCGACATCCCCTCCAGCGCTTCCCGCACCACCAATTCCTTCCCCTTGCAAGTGGCGCAGTGCTCCAGGGGGCCGAGCAGGGCGTTGGGGAATTTCTTCCGCAGCTCCTTGAGCTTCGAGATATTCAGGTCACAGGGCAACCGCAGATGATCGCTCCGGAGCTTGGGGCAATGGTAACCCAACTGACTACCGGCTACTGACGGCTGGCTACTGTTCACGGGCCAACTCCCTCAGCTTCTCCCGCAGCATAAACAACTCCCCTTCCAGCCGCGCATTCTCCCGGATCAGCTTCACCATCTCCGCCGCCGCCTGGTCAGGGTGCTCACGGACGCTATTCTCGATACACAGGGAAATAATGGACTCACCCTGTAGGGACCTCATATCCTCTCCCCCCGCACCCACCGCCACACCCGCCACACCCCCTGCACCCACCAGCCCAGGAGATAAATCACCACCAACCCCGCCACGATCACCGGAGACAGGATGGTTACGAGGACATCCAGGGCTCCGGGGCCGTCGTGTAATTTCATGGGAATTTTACCTTGAGAACTGGTGACCGTTCCTCAGGGGCCGATTCCAACTCCTCCGCCAGCTCCCGGAGTGCCTGGGAGAGAGTTGCCCCCCGGCGAACGCAGACGAACCCACAGGCCTTAGCCAGCCGCCGCACCCCGTCAAAGTCCCGGGTAATGGCCAGGGTTTTCAGCCACTGTTCCAGGTTCGGGGCCTGGGCCTCTTCGTCTTCAGTCCACTTATGAATTAATGAGTCCGATTTATCCAGACGGCGGGCCACTTGCTTGACGGAGGTGCTCTGAATCGACAATCTCACCAGCAGGGCTGCCGCCGCCCCCGGATCCTCAAAAAAATCGCTTGCCATTGTCCAATGCCCCTATCGGTTTTGTCCAATGCCTGCTCTGTACCTGACAATTTCCACAATCATTTGTCCGAAATTTCCCCAAAAAAAACAAAACCCGATAACCACGCTGGTTTCGGGTCAGTCAGTTTTGGATAGTAAGAGGCAGGAAGCCGTGTTAATGTAGGCGGCAAAGGAGAACCGCCATGAAAAACCTTACCTGCTTCTTTATCGCCATCCTGCTCCTGGCCGGGTGCGCCACCAAAGAGATCGGCCGGCCAGTGAATTATGAAGCCGCCCAACAGATTCAGATCGGCAAAACCACAAAAACCGAAGTCCTCTCCATCATGGGCCGGCCCATTAAACAGCGGGAAGACTCCTCCGGAAGCAGCGAGCTGGTTTACGGCTACCTCAAGGCGACCGGCCTGGCCTTGCCGTTCTATGCCCGGGGCACCGCCGAAGGAGAGAAAGTCGTGATCCGTTTTGATAAGAATGGGATTGTCCAGAGCATTGAGAAGGCCAGCTTGCAAAGGTGAGTTCGTTTTAACCATGCTGGGCTTCAAGGTTATTAATTTGGCCGACCTGGTCAGCCAACTCAGGGCATAGGTGGCTTAAGGGGACCTGTCTGTCAGTAAGATTATGAATTTTAATCGCTGTTTTAGCGCTCAGGCCGCGACCACCATTGA